TGGATCTTCATCCATTAGAAGCAGAGATTATTATTCTTGTTAAGGATAAGAAATTATCTGATGTCTATAAGATTACTAAAGAGCTTGTTGCAGAAGCATATCCTGATATTAAATGGGGTGGTAGATAATGACTACAACGACAACAGCACCAAAAGCACCAGAAAAGAAAAAGTCTTTTTGGACTACAGAAGAACTTGATAACTTAAAAACCAAATACGGAACTGAAATTGTCGTAGAGAATGGTTCTTTGCAGGAGGTTTCTACCCGAAAAGCACCGACTGATTGTTATATCATAAAGTACGTTTGTGATGATGAAATTCATTATGACCTTTCACGGGGAAGTAAAGTTACTTTGTTTGATATGTATTGGGATAAGTTTAAAGGTGATTTAAAGACTATTGGTTATGGAAATGGAACCATTAAACCAAACCTCTGGGGTTATCAGGCACCGACTAAGAAGAAAAGAAAAGGTTAGGGCCACCAAAATCAGCTTTCAATTCCCATATATTCGGGAAAAAAACGCCGACATTTTTTCAAGCCACAGGATTTTGTAACAGAAAATACATAAGTACTTGACTATATACTATACATGTGTTAGTATTAACACAATCGTTCAACCTGATACATTTCAGGTCGCAAGTAAGCCGACTCGGAACGGAATCGTTCATCCTTATGGAATTACTTCTCGCTAGTCTCTTAACATGTGAATATGCTACTGGTCTTGTCGAACAGATATACCGACAGCATACTGAAACCCCTAAATCTGAACTTATTCAGATTGTGGCAGAGAGTACTGAGAAGGGATGCTTTGAGGACGCAAAAGCCGACTAAAGGAACGGAGTAAAATCCCACTACTTTGGAGAAAGCCAATGGCAAAAGTCACTTATCGTGGTGTCCAGTACGACACTAACGAGCGTAAGCAAACACAATCACAAAAGTCTGAATTGACTTACCGTGGTGTTAAGCACAGCAAAGCAGATGAAGTTTTACCTTCATATCTAGACGCTGGGCTTACTGTTGCTTAATTACAACTGAATAAGTTTAAAGGAGGGCTATTGACAGTCCTCCTTTTTTTATGTAAAATATATAAATACCATATAAAAATTATGGAACCACAAAGAGAAAAACTAAAATTGATTGTTCGCAATTTAGAACTATTGGTTGATGCTCTTAAAGCAGAAGTCTATTCTGATGTAGATGCTTATAAAACATCCTACGAAACATCTTTCGATAGAACAAAATATCCAGGATTTGGAGATTATGATGAAGTTTTTGAGGATGATGACGGATGAGGTCTAAGCATTTATTGAAAAGTCTCAGAAAAGCACTTCGGCAGGATCACTTATATGATGTTGAAGAGTTGAATTTTATGAAAGAGCAACTTGCTATTTTGGAGGAAGAAGTGGCAAAAACTAAAAAAACAAAACCTGAAGGATTTGGTAAAAAATGACTGTAAAACTTATAAGCATCACTCCTGACGCAGAGCAGACAATAGCATATATTGCCAGAGTGTCGAATCCATCAAATCAGGATAATGAGAAATATGCAGGACTTTTGAAATATTGTATCAAACATAACCATTGGAGTGTTTTTGAGCAATCTTCCATGACTTTGGAAATTGAGACTACTCGTGCTATTGCGGCACAAATCCTAAGACATAGGAGTTTCACTTTTCAGGAGTTTTCACAAAGATATGCCGCAAGCACTGCATTGGGTGATATTGACCTTCCAGAGCTTCGTAAGCAAGATTTGAAGAATCGTCAAAATTCTACAAATGACTTGGAACCTGAATTAGTTGAAAAATTCGAAAAACAGATGATTACCCTGTTTAGCTCTTCAAAGGCACTTTATGAGCAAATGTTGAGTCAGGGTGTGGCTAAGGAATGTGCAAGAATGGTATTACCTCTCTGCACTCCTACCAGAATCTATATGACTGGTTCTTGCCGTTCTTGGATACATTACATAAATCTACGTTCAGCACACGGAACACAAAAAGAGCATATGGAGATAGCAGAGGGATGTAGAAAGGTATTTACCGAACAATTCCCTGCAGTATCAGAAGCTCTTGAGTGGGTCTAAATAAATTTACAATATATTATAGTTATGGCAACATATCCTGTGGTTCACAAAGAAACTGGTGAACAGAAAGAAGTAAAAATGAGTATAACAGAGTGGAGTAAATGGTGTGAAGATAATCCAGATTGGAAGAGGGATTGGAGTGATCCATCCACCTGTCCAATGGCTGCCGAAGTCGGAGATTGGAGAGATACATTACGTAAGACAAAACCAGGATGGAATGAGGTTCTTCATAAAGCATCTAAAGCACCTGGTTCTAAAGTAAAAAAACTCACCTAAAATGGCAAGAAGAAAAAGAGCTAATAGTGAACAACCTATTGGTGTTGGTTTAACTGCCAAGCAGATGAAGAGGAAAAAACCTCTGAGTGCTGATTATTTGGTGGATATTGAACCACTCAATGATAATCAAAAAAACTTATTTAAATCCTATAAAGATGGTAAGCATTTGGTTGCTTATGGTTGTGCTGGAACTGGAAAAACCTTTATTTCATTATATAATGCTGTTAAGGATGTTTTGAATGAAAGTACACCTTATGAGCATATCTATTTGGTTCGTTCATTAGTTGCTACCAGAGAGATTGGTTTCTTACCTGGTGACCACGAAGATAAGGCAGATATCTACCAAATTCCTTATAAGAATATGGTGAAGTATATGTTTCAGATGCCCTCTGATGCTGATTTTGAGATGCTTTATGGTAATCTTAAATCACAGGATAGTATCAAGTTTTGGAGTACATCGTTTTTACGTGGAACTACATTAGATAATTCGATTGTAATAGTAGATGAGTTTCAGAACTTAAATTTCCACGAATTGGATAGTATTATTACCAGAGTCGGTGAAAATACCAGAATTATGTTTTGTGGTGATGCCAGTCAGTCTGATTTAGTTAAAACTAATGATCGTAATGGTATTGTTGATTTTATGAACGTCTTGCGTAAAATGCCATCTTTTGATATAATAGAGTTTGGTATTGGCGACATAGTTCGTTCTGGACTTGTTAAAGAATATCTTACCGCCAAAATTGAAATGGGTCTTTAATGTTTAATCATGTTGATTTGAATCTTGAACCTCTCAAAAGAGAGACTATAGATGGAGTTCGTTATTATTCTATTCCAGAGGAAGATGAATTAATCAAGTTGGTTTCTATCACTTCTGTAACCAGTCACTTTAATAAAGAGATTTTTGTTAACTGGAGAAAAAAGGTAGGTAATGAGACAGCAGATAAAATCACGAAAGCGGCTACAACCCGTGGAACTGATATGCATACTCTTACAGAACATTATCTAAAAAATGATGAAGTCCTTCCTAAAGTTCCACCAATATCTGATTTCTTATTTAAGATATCAAAGGGAGAATTGAATAAAATTGATAATATCTATGCCCTAGAAGGCCCGCTATATAGTAGGCAACTAGGTATTGCTGGAACTGTTGATTGTATTGCAGAATATGATGGAGAGTTATCAATAATAGATTTTAAAACATCTAAAAAACCTAAACCAAGAAATTGGATTGAACATTATTTTGTTCAAGCAATGGCATATGGATGTATGTTGTATGAGATGAAAGATATTTCGATAAAAAAACTTGTAATCATTATGGCTTGTGAAAATGGAGAATGTGTCGTCTACGAAGAATCCGACAAATCAAAGTATATCAAACTCCTCGGAGAATATATTAGAAAGTTTGTTGGAGATAAAATGGAGCTCTATGGAACCAAATAAAGAACTAGAAAAAGTAATAGAAAGTAAATTTCTTACACCATCTAAATTTGCCCTTGAAATAGAAGGGATAGTCGCAAAGGAAGAAATGAATTATATTGACGCTATTTGTCATTATTGTGAAATTAATGGTCTTGAAATCGAATCTGTTACAAAGTTAATCTCTAAACCACTCAAAGAAAAATTAAAATGGGATGCACAAGAACTTAACTTTATGAAAAAGACATCAAGGGCTAAACTTCCTATATGAACGTGACTCCTTATGAGACATATCAAACTTATCTCTCTATGAAGAGTCATTTTACAAATCGTAAGTATGACTTTTTTAAATATGGAGGTAAGTCAAGAGCTACTATAGCATCTTTCAATAGACGAAAGGACAAATATTGGTTTGAGAAAACTTCCAGAAAATATTCTGATGAAGAGATACAGAATTTTCTTTTAGCAAATTTTGTATCAACAGACAATCCACAAAACTTATGGATTGGTGAAATTATTAATTCAGGAGAACGAAATTATTCACAATGGATGAAAAGAAAGCAGAGTTTGACTTACTTATTCAAAGAACAAAGCAACGAATTGCTATCGGACAACAACTTGAACGAAGTATTCGATTGCTCGAAAGGCCATCCTCCAATATTGAAAAAATATTTGGGTGGGGAGATGTCGTTAGAAACACTTACAATACTGGAAAGGATTTTTTCTTTCGTACAAAATTTTGATAAAAAGTTAAAAGATCCAGTGTGGGAATCCGTCAGTTTAAAGTTAAAAAAGTACATTCCTTTCATAAATATTAATGTGTTCCAATATAAAAAAATTTTACGGGATTTAATCAATGAGTGATTTTTTTGATTCTGAAATCGTCCAGGAAGAACTGGAGGAAATTAATAAAATGCAACAAGACATCTATAAAGATGCCTTTACATTTCCATCACTTTCTCGTGAAGGTAGAAAGGAACATATTGAAAGTCTAAAAATACTACTCGATAAACAAAGAGTTATGTATACAAGACTAGCTTTATCTGATGACCCAACAGCTAAGGAATTAAAATCCCAAATAGAGAAATCTGTTACAGTTATGGGATTTAAACCTGGCACTAGTATGGATGTATTATTTGATACTATGCGTCAAACAATCCAGACATTAGAAGGGTCTATTGACTGATATTGATTTTTTTGTTATAATAAAACCAATCCAACGAATCCAATTAATCCGAGGTAATCTATGTCGTTTGCTAATCTTAAAAAGCAATCAAAACTTGGCTCTCTTACACAGAAACTTGTGAAAGAAGTTGAAAAAATGAATAACACTAATGGAAACGGTGATGACCGTTTGTGGAAATTAGAATGTGATAAATCAGGTAATGGTTATGCCGTTATCCGTTTTCTTCCTGCACCAGATGGTGAAGATTTACCATTTGTAAAACTATACTCCCATGCCTTCCAAGGGCCTGGCGGTTGGTATATTGAGAACTCTCTTACCACTTTAGGGCAGAAAGATCCAGTTTCTGAGTTTAATACTACTCTATGGAACAATGGAACAGATGCAGGTAAAGATGCTGCTCGTAAGCAGAAGCGTAAACTTACATACATCAGTAACATCTATGTTGTGAAGGATCCTGCTAATCCTGAAAACGAAGGTAAAGTATTCTTATATAAGTATGGGAAGAAAATCTTTGACAAACTAACTGCAGCAATGCAGCCTGAGTTTGAGGATGAGGAAGCAATTGATCCATTTGATTTCTGGCAGGGTGCTAACTTTAAACTTAAAGCTAAGAACGTTGCTGGATATCGTAACTATGACTCTTCTGAGTTTACTGCCGTCACTCCAGTATTGGATGACGATGATGCAATGGAAGCACTATGGAAGAAAGAAAATTCTCTCCAAGATTTCGTAGCACCAGACCAGTTTAAGTCTTATGAAGATTTGAAGAAGCGTCTTGGTTATGTTCTTGGTAATAAAGCTCCTGCTCGTCAAGATGCAGAAACCATTGATGAAGAT